AGAAAGGGGCGGCGAACCGCCCCAGTCTTTTAGGTTACACCAATTGCTGTTCCAGCAGTAACATCGACAACTGTGCCGTTATTGCTAAGAACAATGCTAAGTGTTGCCGTTGGGGTGTTCGTATCATAATGATACAGAAGATCACCAACTGCGAGAGTGTCAGCCAAACTGTTAAAGTATCCAGCTCCAGTTACGGTAGCTTTTGCTTCAGCGCTAATATAGGAATACATACTAGGTGCATTTCCTTTCTTAGACGCAGCGATGGTTGCAAATCCTACTTGAGTAAATGCCATTTTTTAGTTCTCCTTATTCAGTGCATGAGACTTGTACTAAGCCCTCTGCATCAATGGTTACAGAACCGGCAGAGAACATTGAGCTAACCAAGAACGATGTCTTTTCTGGGACATAGTTAACTTCGGTTTTCTGAGACATTGACTCAGCATAGCCCATTGAATCTTTGTGCCAGGCGAAGCAATTGCGGGTGTTAGGTTTTGGAATACCACCCTCATCACGATCACCCATAGTCAAGATCTGAAAGCCCATGAATGAATTAATTTCACCACGGACAAGAGCCTTTACAGAAGCAAAGTCTTGGCTTGTTACTTCAGCTTCACCCAAGAGTGCATCTAACTGACTTGCATGCATCAAAAGAAAACGGCCTTCGGATGGAACATTTTTAGTGTTCATTGCTTTCGCAGTAGCGCGAAGCTTTGCAATGTTCATGTTCGTTGCGTTGCCACCAATAGTTGTTGCAACAGTTGTACCAGCGTTTCCAACCATTGCATCAATGCAAAGCTGGTCCATGCGACGTGCAATGGATTTTGATACAACCTGTACCAACTCAGAACGCTCATCAAAATTAATGTGCGACTGCTGGAAAATGTCAGAGTATTCGGCAGCAATGAAATCAGACATTGTTGCTGTTACTTGAGCATAGGTTACGTTTAATGGTGTCACGTCCGTTTGTGGAACGCGAATAGTAGCAACACCTTTGCCAATCTTTGGGAATTTGACAGTGTTACCGGCTACACCTGTGCGGGTACGCATTGTACCGCGAAGTAGTGATTCGGCTTGATAAGCTTGCTTGACCTCTGAATCGAATAAGTCAACAAACGCCGTTGTGACGTTCTGCGCCATTGCAGATACCTCCTAATGAGTTTCAACAAAACGTGAGCCGTTATCCGAAATTCGGGCGGTCGCTTGCGCGTTATGGCCGCGCCAACCAGTAGATTACTACATTTAACGGGCCAAACAGGTTATCCATTAAAGGCAAAATACACGCAAGCGATATTTATTGCAAGTGTTAAGCGTTTGCTTGCATCCACTGCTTTTCTATCTTGGTTCTCCAAGGTGCGTCAGTCTTCCAGCGAGGATCTGCAATTGCTACCTCAAGATCAGCCCTGGTCATGTCAGGTTGGTTTACTGCTGGAGTTATCGGGATGTTCTCATTTGTTAAAGATTGATGGTATTTTACAAAAGCATTTATTGAGTCGGCATTGTTTAAAGACTGCGCCAGTGAATCGCGTTCGGAATTTGTCAAAGAAGCCTTCATCAAACTGCGCTCAACCATTTGGATCTTTTCTTGAGCATTCTTGCCAAGCTTTTGGATCTCATTGCGTTGATTTATTTCTACACTTTCTTGCTCTTGCTGAGATAACCCTAAAACACGCCCCGCCAAATCCTCGAAAGCATCCTGGCTAATCCCGTTTTCTTTAGCCCAATCCTGATATACGGCGACAGTCGGATCGTCAGCATCCAGACCCTGATCCGAAAGCCCAGAAACATCATACTGCTCCGGTGCTTTATGTTTGCCAGACTTAAATTTCTTTTCAAGCTCTGCATAACTTTTTGCCAACTTCTCAACATCAGGGCCATCATCATTCCAAAACTTTTCAGGGTAATAGTCAGGACGCTCAAGAGCTTCGGCATCATCTGTAGCAGCCGCTTCCTCTTTTGGTTGCTCATGTATTGCAATCGGAGCTTCTTGTAGGTTCTCTTCTTGCTCTTTGTTTACGTTAATTAGTGGAGCGTCAGCTTCGATTGTTGTTGTTTGCTCATCCATTGTTTGATCTCTCTATTCTTTTTTCAATCATACGAACCGTTTCAGCCATGCCTGTCCTTACATAGCCAAAGCTGGAATCCTCCCCAGGGTTCCACGTTGGTTTTTCAATCGTAATGCTTCTTAAATGACTTAATACTTTTTGACCTTCAGCACTTTTAAACACCTTGCCATAGATAATATCTATATCTGCGGCCCTGGGTGCGTCTGCTTGTGCTTGCATTAAACCGTCCCAACCTTCGGGTGAACTCATTGCATTGCCTCCATTGTTGCTCCACCATCATCAGCAGCGGGTGGGCCTTGCTCGGCCATCTGTTGCTGCTGCATCTGTTGCATCATCATTTGTTGCTCTTCTGCTGTAGTGAGCAATTCTTGATTAATATTCATCTTCTCAGCAATATACTTTGCTATCCTTGGAATTGATAAAGTTGCCTGACCTTGTGGGCCTAAAGCATTAGCAATCTGCATAAACTGAACAACATCATTTACTTCTTGAAGCTTCTGAGCCTGGGCTAGTGGGGCTGCTGGAGTAACCTTAACCTCAACACCATTAACCCTTAGTGGCAAATCAATGTAACCCTGTTGATCCATAATGTACAAAATGCGGGAAACAAGTGGAACCATAGTCTCATTAATCAAACGACCAAATGCAGATCCTAGATTACTTGCCAGCTCCCGTGATCTTTCTGCTATCTCAGTTGCACTCCTGGCAGACATATTATCAGGCGGCAACGTATCATCCATTAAGATCTTTTTAATATTCATACGCAGATCATTCATAACAATCTGGCTTACATTGAAATCGCCGGTGCGCGGTAAGGGGGCCAATGATGCGCCTTGTGGCCCACCATTTCGAGCAACGCCAATAATAGCACCAGGCTGGATCTTAATGTTTTGTGGATTGAGGACGCCATCATCTGCTGCCGTATATACACCAGCAATAGCAAGTGACGCATTCTTTAGAACTAGCTCAACAGTCTTATTAAGGGTCTTTATGTCAGCAATCGCAGTAACCAGTGGGCCGCGACCATATACTTCACCGGCAACCTTCATGTAACGCGCAACGATAAATGGTGAACTATTCATAGTTTTGTAAACAAGCTCTTGGCGTTTGCCAGGCCAAATAACATGATAACAGAATATCCCCTGCTCATAGTCATATATTACAGCGTCAACTAGATCTATTTCTTTTGACGGAGAATTTGCTATCGCTTCGGCCAATTCTGCTGTCATTTCCAGGTCAGGAAACTCTTGTGGTATCGCCTCCGCCTTCATGCGTAATTTGCGATACACGTTGTCTATGTTGCCAAATGTACCTTCTTCAATTGCAACCAGGTATTGCGGGATTGAAGTAAAGCGTATTGGTGTTGCTTCATCGCCAGCCGTAACCATCATAACGGCAGTACCAACGCAGAGATCTAGTAAAAACTCGCCCATTGCCAGGTCAAAGTTAGTCTGACGCATTACTTCAAACATACGCTTAGTGTAGGCATCTAGTGCAGCTTGGGCCTGGGGCTTTTGTTCTTCTGGAATACCTGTGCCAGCTTCTAAGCGACACCAATCTTTTTGCGGAGGGAACAAACCAGCTTGGATTCGGTTGGCAAATCGTTGAGTTGCGGAGATAGCAGTTGAATCAAAAACGCGAACCATCTTGCCTTTACCGGCAACACCACCTTCATAAAAGCCAGAATATAGATTCCTCTGTGGAAGGGCAAATTCGTAACAGTCTTCATATATAGAACGCCATTCATCCTTACGGGCTTGAGCCTTGGCTTCACGTTCCATCAATTCGTTTACATTTAGCCTAGCCATCTAACTATCCTTTTTATGACGTGCTGCAAAATTACGAGCTGCGTCTACAGAACCAAACCCCCATGCCTTTAAGGCAAGTGCCTTGCGGGTAGGTTGTCCCTTTTCATCTTTCATCGAACCCTTCATCCCGGCGAACCTAGCAGCAAAGCTTACGCGCCGTGGATTAGTTCCAACCTTGACGGGGGCCTTTAGATTGCCACCATCTTTTCTTTCAAAGTGCTTACGCCCAGCTTCATTAAGACCGCCCTTTGGGTTTTGAAATGCCTTCTTAACCAT